TTATCCCTCCATAACCTGTTCCCAGTCGTCGCAGCAGGTCACGTTCAGCATCATGCCAATGTCTTTGACCTTACGGAAGTTGACCTCTTCGCCGTTTTCCTTGTGGATCAGAAGCTCCGTGCCGGAAATATGCCAGTAGGCATTCTTCCAGCCCCGCCGTTTCACTTTGTGTCCCTGCTTCATGGTAAGCCAAGCTGTCGTCCAGTTCATCCTATTTCCTCCAAGGGCAGGTATCCCCTGCTGTTCTATTGCCATCCGGTATCTTCGGCCCGTCCCCGGTGCCGTAATGGATAGCCTTGTGTGTCGCAGCCGAAACGCAGATGGCATTTTCCGGGTCCAGCAGCTTTTCGCTGTGCCGGATCACATCTTCTTTCGTGATCGGATTCAAATGGTGGATGCTGATGCGCGGTCTCACCGGTCTGCCATCCCGCAGCACCCAATCCGTAATGGGATGGTCCGGGCACCCCAAATCACACCCCATGTCTCTCGCAATGATCCTGTCCCGGAACTGCCGCCACTCTCTCGATTGGTAAAAGTCCTGGTTCAGCCATCGGTCAAACCCGAAGGTATCTCTCCCCACTTCTCCGTGCAGCTGTAAGTATTCCAGCCGCTCCTCGAATGTGGCGTAGCTGCATAATTCGGTATAGCTCTTCATACAAACAGCTCCAGTATCTTGCAATGTGCAATAATTATAGACAGTGCCCACAAAATATGCAGCATGGTCGTACTTACAGCATTTTTGGGATGCTTTCCGAAACACACCGCCAGCATAAAGATCATAAGAGCCGCAATCCACAGCATAGCTAACGCCGTCTTATAGCCCATCATTTCATCAATTTGCCTCATTTACCTCAGCAGACCCTTCTGCTGTAAGGTCGCATACAAAATCAGCATTCCGCACCATAGCAGTGCAGGCATCCCGAAGTGCGCAAAGAGTTCCATTGCATAACTCTGTGTGTGCTTCTCTGCCCACTCTGCAAAGAAAACCGAGCCAAAAACAATAACGACAAGCCAGAACATAGCAAATGTCAACTCAGTTAAAGTCATACTCGTCGTCCTCTCCAACACCGTTGTATTTTGCCATAGCTTTCAGCACCTTGTCGTACATCTCCTTGGAGTCCTTGGCAGCCTCAAGCGTCTCGGTCTTTGCCCGCAGAAGCTTGTTCTCTTCCTCCAGCTTCTTCTTCTCAAGGTCTGACTTCATGGTGGCCAGCTTCAGAAAATGAGTGGTCTCTGCACTGGAGGCCGTTCCTTCCACCAGTCGTTTTTCTACCAGCTTCATTGCCAGATTTATCATGTAGCTTTCTTGTGCTTCCGGAGTCATCGCGGGCCTGACCGCGGCGTCCATGCTTCCGGAAGCATTCTTTTTTGGTCGCATATGTCACAGCCTCTCTTTTTTATGCCTGTTTAGCTTTTGTAAGGGTTCATGGGTCCGTAGCAGCTTACCGTATAAAGGGAGAAACTCATGTTCATTTGGAGGTTGAACAGAAACTCTTTGTTGCAGAAGGAACCGTCAATGGAGGAATTATTCAAGAGAACGAAAAAGCTTCAGAAAGTCGTAGTCTCGCACCGAAACTATTCGACATTTTTCGCCCATGAACCCTTACAAAAACCGCCGAGGCCTCAGTCTACTCCCTGAAACCTCGGCAATCGTTCTAAAGCCCAAATATCAATTTTCCCTCCGGGGAAATATCAAAGACCGACGCGATTTGAGAGGGGGTGCCATTTTTGAGACCCCTCCCCTATGCTTAAGCACTTTTATCCAGTGTGTCTTCGTCTTTTACTTCGATCTTGAGCTTCTCGTAGATGTTTTGCGGATCAGCAGCTACAATTCTGTCGATAGCCTTCTCGATTTCATAGGCATTCTCATTGTCTGTGAACTGAGAAGACGTCTCGGCAAGCCTCATGAGAAGACCAGATGAGTTATAGCCATGATCCGTGTCATATTGATACCATTCTTCGAACTGCTCGTAAGGCGAATACGGGTTATCGAAAGTGGTAAGAAAGCAACGAACCATATATCCGTGCTCCTTTCATGTGAAATCACTTGTTCAATGCACTGTAGACCGTTGACTCCGGCACACCGCAAGCTTTTGCAATCTCCTCATACGTATAGCCACTGCGAAGCATTGCTTTGGCTTTCGACATTTTTGCAGAACTCATAACAGTCGTCGCTTTCGGCATTGCGCGCTTCACAATTTCGTCAGAATCAGAAGAATTAAGAATCTTCATGAGTTTGCTGTCAGAAATCGCTCCTGCTTGAATCGCTTCCCATTCTTTATCTGTAAAAACGACCTTAGATTTGCGTCCGCTTGCACCAACAGAATCGCGTGCGCGCTGCATCTCGACAGAAGAGATTTTTCTAATTTCTTTCTTATCGATTGCAGGATTAAGACCTTGCTCCTGAATTTTCGCTTTAATGCTTGCATTAGCAATGAGCATTGCCTTGCGTTCTTTTGGCTTATTCATGAGCATGGTGTTATACTTATCGTTCAAAGACCTAACTTCGGATGCATATTGCTTCGCTGCTGCCGGACTGTACTTCAAACCGGGCATATTCTCAGCCTCTTTACGAGCCTGTCTGGCCATGGCCTTAAGCTGGTTCGAGAAATCGGCGTAGAGGTTTTCCTGAATGGTGCCAGAGGACAGTGTTCTTGCGTCTTTGGTTTCAGAAATCAAGCTGACCGTGTCTTCGGCCATGCGTTCCTTTCCGGTTTTGGGATCGATAAAGGTACGTCCGCTCTCTTTATAAACTAGTTCACCAGTATCTTTGTCAACATGAACACTTCCACGACGTTCAGGAACTCGTATCGTTTGCTTACGACGAGACAGAAGTGTGGATGCTCCACCGTACTTGACATTTCCTTCCTCATCAACACGAATCTGCCACTTCTGCTTAAGTTCTGCGATACCATTTTCCCTTTCAGAGCGCTTGTAGTCGAGGCCATGCTTTTCTGCATCAATAACGACCATTGAATGCTTAACAGCACGAGCCAGTTCTTTCTCATCCGCGCCACGAAGAGTCATATCCGTAATCAAATTAGAAATGACGCCCATTTCACGTTGCTTCTCCTCTTTTTTCATGAGACGGACGTGATTAGGATTACCTGGTGGTACTGCGTATTCAGTTTTAGGATCGAAATCTTTCAAATCCTTCAGTGCAGGAGTAGACTTAATGCTGACTTTGTCCGTAATAGGAATCGCCATGACAGTATCGCCATCAAAATCAGCGCCCGAAAGGCGTTCTGCCACCTTTGCGTTGATGCCGATTGCATCCTGAATTGCTCCAAGATTCCGCTTGCCGTGAACATTCTTATTGTTGACTGTGACAATAGGAATCTCAAAAGTGCCTGCATGCGGAAAGCGTATCAATGCAAGCTTCGTGCCATTTTCATATGTCGGGCAGTATGCTTCCGTCTCTTTGATCTGATTGATCGGAAGGATGACTTTCGTAGACTGTCCGGGAAAAGCAGATGCTTTGAGGGTCATCGATGTACCTTCGCATGTGTCAGCGAAGTCAGTGAGCAGTTTCTTCTTAATCGTCGGGTTGTTGTACTGCATGATTTCATCATACTGTGCTTTATAGTCCGCGACAGTCAGTTTCAGCTGATTCTCAATCAACTTTTTGGGCTGCTTGGAAAGAAATTGAGAAGAGACATTTCGGGACATTGTATCCCAGTCGCCTTCTTCTTTCAGTTTATTGATAGGAGACAGGTGCTCCTTTCCATCAGCTCCGATGTACATGCTCTGACCATTTGCTTTGATGGCTGCACCAAAAGGATTGTCTGGATCAGCTTTCGCTTCTTTCAGAACTTTCATCTTGGGGGTGCCGGAAGGTTTATTGGTGTTGAACCTAACATCAACGCCATCCGGAAGATCGTCGGAATAAACAGCCATGCCTTTCAGATAGTGGTCGCCATCGACAAGAATACGCACCTGTGCATAATGGCTTTTGCCAAGATCAAGATCCGGGACACCACGGCGAATCTCAATGACGCCATCCTTTGCCAGACCACCTTCATCGCCATACATAATTGCCACACGGCTTGAATCCAAACTTGATGGACGTTGAAGCTTCTGAAAAGTTTCGCCACCATCATCAGAATGGTAATCACCCAGCGAATCAATCTGGTCTTGGTGCTGGTAGGCATATTTCTGGTCAAACTCAGGCTTGGCCAAAACAGTAATGTTTGTCTGTTGACGAATGTTAGTCGGCTGGCGAATGCCAACACCATACCGTTTGAAACCATATTCTGCTTCAAGTGTGTATGCGGCATCGATAAGCTCGGTTTCAGATATTCCAAGCACTTGGTTCGCACCTTCAGAAATGTCAACCATGCCCTTTTTCTCTACTTCTTTTTTCAAAGTTTCGGCGATACTCTCTGCACGTTTTGCTTTTTTGTCGATATTACCAGAGTATTTAGACCGGACGCTTGACTCACTCATGTTGAGCTGTTTTGCGATGTCTGTCCACCCAAGGCCTTTATTATCTCTAAGGTCTTTAATTTGCTCATATTCTGACGTTTTGCGCAAATTTATAGCTTTGCTTTTAGCAACACGAAACTCCGAAAGACTCATCTGATATTCCTTCGGAAGTGTATCGTTGATAGAGTTCAGAATATCTTTTTCTGAAAGTCCTTTATTTTTCAAAAGTTCAATTCGTGAAAGAAAATCTCCCGAATGCTGATAAGGATTCTCCCCAGAACCCCATGGATACCGACCAGAATGTTTTTTGGTGCCGTAGTGTTCAAGCACCCCGTTCTGTGATTCAACTCCATAATAAGAGCGAATATCTTTTTCGATAGGATTCATGCTGCAGCTCCAAGCTTTACTTCGTTGATGATTTTATCGAATTCCTTGATCTTTGCAATGATCGGAAGAATGTCTTCTGCTTCGGGATTTTCCACCCAAATATCATCGCTCTGATAAATTCGATTTTCGAACCGAATAGTTACAGGATCGATACCGTATTCCAAACAGAACAAGGCATCGTAAATATAAAGCTGCTCCATATGAGCAGGAACGGTTCCAGTCTTCAGATCATGGATGCGAAGGACGCCATCATCGAACATGATAGCGTCCGCTGTCCCGAAACAATTCGGGCTGTAATAAAGCACAACTTCAGGTGTCATGCGGAAGCCGATGGCATCATTGACATAGGCATTCAGCGTTTTCTTGCTCTTGGGAAGCTTTTGCTTAAGCTCGATGCATTCTGCTGCAAATGCATGGAGTCTCGTGCCTCGCTCTTTTGCCTGATTACTCAGGTAGGCATCAACCAAGCGATCTCGGTCATAGTTGAGCCAGTGATACTTACTTGCTCCCAGAAATGCATGTTGCCCCGTGAGCCTCGAATGATCGTTCCATTGCATCAAGTATCTCCTCCTTGTTTTCCGGATAAATAAAAGCGGCAAAGCTCATTTCGTTCATCTTCTGGACATAGTAGTCCTGATTAGGGCGATGAGGAGCATTTGCCGACTTCTTTCCCTCAAGCGCAGCCCAAGTAGGACCATACAAAACTAAAAGGTCAGGATGTCCCTGAACTTCGTTCGGGTCCAAATGAACCACCGTACAACCGGGAAAGCGCTTTTTCAGTTCTTTCACCAATCCGGTCTTAAATTTGTTTTCGAGCATGTCAACCTCCAAAAATAAAAAGAATAGTATGTTTAAGACACGTTCTATTCTCCTCATAAAAGAGGCTGTTTTTTTCGCGGTAATTTTTGTGAAAAAGTGTTAATTTTTGTAAAAAAGGGCAAAAGAAAAGCCTCTGCGTTTTTCGCGCAGAGGCAATCTTAAAAGACTATTAAATTAAAACCCGTCAAAATCGTATTCGTCGTGAGGTATATAGGGATTTTCTCTATAGTATGTATCGAGCCATTCTTCTTCAGGTTCGAGTTCATCATCGGCATAACTTGCTTCTTCGGTCGGAGCACTACATAAATCCACGTCTTCTTCGTAGTGCTCTTCTTCACACTTTGGGCATCGCCAGATAGGAACTTTCCAAATATTTTCGTATCGCTCCATTTGACAATGGCACCAAAAACACCAATGCTCGCCAGTTGGTTTGTCATATCCATCCGTATGTATGACATAATGCTCGAAACTTCCATCTGGATGTTTCAACCAAAGAACTGGTAGTCCTAACTCCAGGGTTGAATACACCCATGCTTCATCACCGTTCGGAAGAATTTCTCTCGCATCAAATGAGTAACCATACTGTTTCCAATTTTTAGCAAGTTCCTCGATGTATTCCATACGCTTTACCTCATACTCACAAGAAGTCAGCCACTAATGTGCTGCTTTTTATAATACACTATCCGACGTTATTTTACAAGGTTAATATCGACAGGGGATATGGGGGCAATGCATGAAAAACAAGTTGTGGCCAAAAGCCCATTTTTTCTGTTCTATTATATATATTATTTTTTTCATTTTTTAATTAACTTAAAGAAAAAAGTGGGTTTTTGGCCAAAGCGCATATTTATAACGTATCTACGTAAAAATATGTGGCCGTTTTTCTAAAATTTCTGGCCACAAAATGGGTTTTTGGCCAGAAAATTGATGCTTTTTCAATTATTATCACAAAATTAACAAAAAGCGGCAAATAAAAATTGGCAGAGTCTACTGCCAGATAAAAAAGAAAAGGCCCCGAATTTTATATCGAGACCTTTCTATGTTATTCAGCGCCAAATAATTTAGCGAGAATAAAAAAGATTATAGGAAGCGCTATGAGTAAGCTCAAATACACAGGCTCCATTTTTCTGCGTTCTGCTTCATTATCTTTTTCGTCTTTACGCTTTTGTTCATCCATTTCCATCTTCTTCATCGCTAAGTCTTTGAAAGCTTCAACCCGCTTGACTTTTGCTTCATCTACAAACCTGTGCGTCTCCTGATAGTCATCAAGCCGTACTTTCGTCCCACAATATTCGCAGAACATGAAGTCTCGATTGCCTTCTTTCACCGTAAGCTCAGCGCCACAACTAGGACATTTTACCGTTCGTGCCATAAGAGCACCTCCTTATACTAGTACAAGAATATCATGTAGGAGTCGAATCGTCAAGCAAAAGTACCACCTCCTCGGATAAAAATAAGAGGCGCAGAAAAATCCGCGCCTCTTGCTTGTTAGTTCAGGATACAGCTACACAGCCAAATGCATCGCAAAGCAAATATAACGGCTCTTCATTGGCCCATAAGCCTCCTCGCCGCAGCATACAGGAATCGTTTAAGCGTCCATTTATCCAGTCTGAATGCAATACGGAGCTCTTCCATTTCAGGATTAGGATACACCCCACTCCGATACTCCATCGCATCCACAACTCTCACAAGGCGAGCCGTGACGCTTTTCACATTCGTGTGATACTTCTCTGCAATCGCAGCGCAAATATCAATCATCGGAACAGACCGATGCGAATTGAGCAAATCAATAGTCATTTCAACTGCATCGCCCATCATTTCAACTGCATCGCCCACCATCGGAATCCGCATCTTTACAAGAAAATCATACGTTCTTTTCTGCATCGTAATCACCTTCTTTCAAAACAGAGCAAAAGATGCTAGCGCCAATACAACACCTACGCAGTATATGACTTCAGTAATATCTTTCTCAAGTTTTACCCCGTAACGACTCCCGAAATAGAAGATTTGACAAGCGAACCCAATAGTGAATAAGACCTTATACATCAGCTTTCACCATACTTTCTTTGCTGATTTTCACAAATTCTATGGCTACTTTTAACAGCAAAATCTGAATTTCTTTTGCACTTTTAAGCATCTCGCCAATATCTTTAATCACCCTGTGACTCTTGATATGTAAACTTACATACTCATTCGGATCGAAGGTTTCAGCATAACCAATGAACATCTCGACAAAGTCGTCTCCATTAAAGTTTACAATATATGATCCCCATGAACTATCATGATAGAGATTACATCCAGCTGTAGTTGTGTATAAGCCGAATCCGAATTGATCTAATACCTCAATATATCGTTCGTCAATTTTCTTTATGCTTACTTCACCATATCCTTTCCCTCTCAGGTTTTCATAACGGCATCCGCTGCATGAACCAGATATGTGGTACCATCAATCGTGATTTGCAACAGTTCATCTCCATAATCAGTCCAGCTATCTACCTTACCCTCAATGATTGCTTCGTCGGGTAGCTTGATCTGCGCCCATGTATAAGTGAACGTCTTATTTAGCACCTTATAGTTGCCGCAGCTACACAGAACCACACAGCCAACAAGCATCATCAGACATGCAACAAAACAAATAATATGCTTTTTCATAGTTACTTCACCATACTCCCCTTCCGCGTCTGGTCATCCGCCGGCCAGAACGTGTAAATATCATCGAACACCACCGGGATCTTGCTCTGAAGCTCTTTCAGCAGCGGGCACATCAGCTCACGCATCTGAGGATGAGCCGCCACAGGAGTACGCAGCTTGAAGATATTGCGCCACTCACGGTAGTTGGCAGTCACCACGATCTCGGTCTTCAGGCACAACGGCAGCACACAACGGGCCTGTTCAGGACGGAGACCATTGGCGATGAGAGTTTTGTAGCTTTTTTCAGCATCATCACAAGCCCAGTACCACGCATGGTGGATTTGATAGTCCGTTTCGAGCTTTATAAATTCTTCTGTCGAAGAAGCTGCGTTGATTGCATTTTCATTAGGCTCGTTAGGAATATAAAACGGCCGAATAAAGCTCAGTTCCCCGCCAAACTTCTCTCCTGCATAATTGCAGTACCGGGTGCTCTCCTGTGCAAAGCTCGCGATGCGGTGCCGCACCAGCTCATTGGCAATGGCCCGGTCACAGGTAAACAGCACGGACAGCTGCGAATGCTCCAGCATAGCCTCATGCCCCTGCTTCACCAGAAAGCCCACCAGTTTCTTTGCCGACTCACCCTCCGGCGTGATCTTATCCTCGCTCTTGTAGCAGACCCGCGCCACACGCTCGATCTGCTGAAGCTCTTTGATGCCGCCATCAGAAATATCAGTGAGGATTTCGTATTTTGGTTCAATGATTTTCATAATTAAATCTCCTTTTCATCAGTGAATCAACCATTTCGAGCTGACCGAGGCTCTTTCCATTGGCTCTTGTGACAACAATACTGACATTAAGATCTGGGATTGGAATAATATATCCAAGATGCTCCATTCTTTTATGATCACAGGTAGAGACTTTAGGACAAACAGCGCACCTTCTAGCTAACTGAGTACAAGTTCCAAATGACTCATTCATGTAAAAACCTCCAGAATCAAATTGAGCAACCAATCAAAACACCGCTTAAAAAATAAAGCGAGTCGGTGCAGCCAATACACAGGCTCTGACGGAATATCTCTTTCTTTACCCCGCAGTGTATAGTACAGCCATCGGTCAAATTTGCGAAATGAAATATTATTCGCCAAACACCATAGCTGAGCATCTTGGTAGCTGATTTCATTGCGAATGCATTGTTCAACTACATCTTGCAGCGTAGCGTTGACTTTTACCATTTCCAGCTTATGAGTTTCGGAATCCTCAGAATATAGCCCGATCTCCTTCGTTGGTTCGCCGGCATTGCGAATTAGAATGATGCACGGCTCATTATTTGCATATAAAATATCAATCGTTTCGGCGTTTATTATCTCTCTTGCCTGGTCAACTGTGATTTTTCCTGCATCTACCAGGTCGGCTATCCAACGAATATCACTATCCATCATTCACCTCACCCCAAGAACCTGAAGATAATAAACCACAAGCATTTCAGGGTGAAGGCAATGATTATCAGCCACGCGCAGGCCGCGATAGTAACCGCCAGAACGCCGCCAATAAACTTGCCGATCTTTTCATACATACTCATTGCTCCTCCTTCTGGTACCCGATGAAGTCCCCAACGCCAATGTCACCGTTCGGGCATGTATGCGCCCTATACAGCCTCGGTGCTAAAGGCATCTCTTTGTGATCCCACTCGAGTTCGCCATTGACCCTGTTCAGAAAATTGTTCAGCTCAATATACATGACAGTCTCGGTATGTACCGTCACCGGGCAGAACTCATTCCCACATTTGCGGCAACGATAAATCTGATGATAATACGTCACAGAAGTGCGCCTCCCATCAATGTTTTAACCCTACTTTCAGCCACGCACAGCTCGAAAATAGCCGCCGACATATACTCCTGCTCACAGAAGTTGAAGTGATTCTCAGCGATTTCCAGCTCCCGCAGAGGGTTATAGAATTTATACTTGCGGGTATCCTTGAGAATATCCATCATCCAACCGCAGGGCGAGCTGAGCGTCAGGAAATTGATAACGAACGCGATAATTTTCTGAAGCATATTTCTTATTCCCTTCTTGTAAAAATAAAGAGCCGCAGATTTCTTCACGGCTCTGCCCAGAATATCTTCTTGACGAAATCAACGATTTTGCGCAACATAATTTTTACGAAGTCCTCCTTTTTTGCATCCAAATTCTTTTCGGCGACGGTTAATCCATTCGGAAACTTTAGGAGAAAGTGGCGCGCCCTTTTTCACAATCAGAATTGCCTGCACATATTCTTTATGAGCTGGCACATACATCCAACACTGAGTATCGTCATTATGGTCAACTGCATCACCAATCCACAAACGTGCAGGCCAAACATGGTTTGAGTGATAGAATATGCTTCCCTCCAAATAATCGAACCAGAAATACTTATGGGCGACCTTTCGATCAATAAGTTTTCGTGTCTTCTTAGACATATTTCTCATTTAATTTTCACCTTTGCTTCCTCAAACTTCACAGGCTTAGCAGTCCCCTCCCGCGCACACTCCGTCATGCACTCGTTGCAGGGCTCGTCCGTCTCCAGCACCTTGAAGCTCTTGCACTTCGGGCAGTAGGTTGCATAGTCCACTTCGCGTTTCCAGTCGCTCATTATAAGTAGTCCTCCATTTCGAAAATCTCCACTTCCCCGCAATCGGGGCAAATCAAAGACAGTGTACAGGTCATAATACAGACCCTGAAATTCACATTCGGCAAAATATGTTCGGCTTCATTTGTCAAAGCGCATCCGCATTTCCGACAGCGAACAATTTCTAGCCTACAGTCACTCATCAGATTTTACCTCCCGAACGATTGTTACATTCCCACAATGAGGGCAAGTCGTCATTACTCCGTCTGGAATATTGGTATACTGTGATCTTTTGCGGACCCACCACTCGGTCGGCGCTTCAAAATGCATACCACAGGAACTACAGACAACTGTGATAAGCGGTTCATCGTTCGAGCTTTTCATCTTCACCGCAAACCTATCATCCAACTCAGGATGGGTCACGCGCTGGTTAAGAGCCCACAGCAGGTTCCAGCAGGCAGCTCGCAGGTGGTCCTCGTCGTCCATGCCGATCATGTACTTGGCCAAATGCCGAGAAGCACTGTCCAGCAACGAATGCAGCGGGATACCCTTATCCACATTGTGCTCACCGTACTTCAAGGCACCTTCCTCACAGTGCTTACTGACCTCCATGATGCCATACCAGGGCAGAAGGTCCATCCTGCCCTTCCCGGCGTGCATGTCGCGCTTGGCACCGGTTTCAAATTCGGTGCGGTCGCCAGAATCCTTAATCATAAAACATCAATCCTTTCTTACTTAATGAGATTCACATGATGCTGGTAAACCTGAACAATATCCCGCGGATGGTTCTTTTTTCCAAAGAACATTGCAATATGCGGGTAATTATCTCGTCCATCGTTGCGGTAATACAATTTTGTGGGAACTTTGTAGCGAGGCAACGCTTCTTCGGTATACATGATTTTTATAAGTTGAATCTCATGATACGTCGCCTTCATCTTCTGAATAAGTTTCTTCTTGCTTTTTCGTGAAATATTTCCCATTAGCAGAACCTCCTGATTCTTCCCTGCATAACCTTGTTGGGAATATCCAGCCACCGGATTTTGCACTTGTCTTTGTAGTCAGGACGCAGCTTCTGTAGAATCATCTTCAATGACTGCCTTGGCCGTGTCATGCAAATATCAAGGACTTCCTGCTGCCGGCTTTCATCGGAATTGACAAGACTACTCAACATACTCTTGATTTCTTCAAACAAGTCCATAAAATAAGCCGTCACTTTCTCGCAGCATTCCGCGATCGCGTTTAAGACATCTGCAAGTTGCTCACAGGTAGTCGCAGTACGCCTCAAAGAATCATAAATATCATGCTCCATAAAATTTCCTTTCGTTAAACGCTTTCTTTGAGTTCAGCGCCCTTGAAATAGCGAGGTCGATTCCTGCTCGGGACTTTAAGTGGTAATACCGGAGATCCTTATATGGCGTATTCAGTCTGTCGATTCGACCCGCAGCCTGCTCCATAATCTTATAGGAGTAGTTCTGGCTGTAGAATATAATGGTGTCCGTCTTGATGCAGTTCCAGCCCTCTGCCCCGGCGTTGTACTGCACGAGATAAGCCCACCTATCTCCATCAGGAATTGGCTGATGCTTATGCCCATTCCACTGAGCAACCTCAACCCCTGTGCCGTAGTTCAACCCGAGAAGAATATCCAGCTCATAGTCGAAATTGTAGAATATAATCACTCTTGGCCGTGTCATGCAAATATCAAGGACTTCCTGCTGCCGGCTTTCATCGGAATTGACAAGCTTCCTCAATATATAGCAAAACTCGCTGGCAGTCTCTATTGGCCTATCCTCCCAAGGATTCCAGCGGTTCTTGCAAATTTGCAAATACTTCGACTTATCGTAGTCTACGAAAATATTCTCATGATGGGATACTGTGGACCGCTCAAAGTCCATGTCAACCAGAATCCGTTCCCGCAGCCGTACCAGTCGCTGCGTGTTCAGATACCGCTCAATTTTAGGATATTTCGTGCAGTATTGGCTATATACTACATGCTGGTTGTTGAATTCTGTCCGATTCCTAAAGAATCCGTTGGCAACGAAGACCGGAATATAATCCGTCCAGCAGTCTCCGGGGGTGGCACTAAGCAAGATCCATTCGTTTTCCTTTGTGATCTTCAGAAACGCTTTGACCCAGCTTCCACGTCCAACAACACGCTGTTCGTCAAATATGAAGAACGCATTCTTCACGCCAACGTACTTCCCAATATTGTTCCACGAGTCTACGACGACCGTATGCTCGTAAATATCAAGTTTCGGGTCCGTCCCCATGTAGAAATGAGCCAATTCCTCGTCCCATTCGCCAGTATCTCGTTTTCGAGCCGTGGTGATGATATAAAGATCCGGTGGTTCTGTCATCCTTGCATATTCTTTTGTGTTTATTTGTCCGCCATAGAGTCTGTAGTAAAACGCCAAACTCGTCCTTGATTTTCCGCTCCCAACGCCACCACACAAGATGCATCCGATTTTCATTCGGTCTACTGCATCCAACTGGTAGTCATAGAGCGTAACTCCTGCCATCAGCCTGATCACCTCATTTCCAGCATCACGTGTATGTCTTTTTTCCGGCAATGGTTCTCATACGCCAGAAGCGAAATCGTTGCTTCTTCTTCGTCTTCTCCTTCACCTCGGACAGTATAAGCAAAGAGTTCCTTCCGATTTTTACGGAAAACTTTCCAGAGTTCTTTCTTTTTAGTGGAGTCCGTGCTTTTTGCAATACGCAACATACTGAAGTCCCTCCTTCGTTGCTTCATGCATGATTTCCTGAAGACTAGGCCCTTCATACTTCTTTTTTGCTTTCGGCTTGAGCGCATCCATCTCTGCTTTTTCAGAAGCACGCTTGGCCCGTTCATGCGCGATTTTCTCATCCAGAAGCTCTCTTCTGCGCTTTTTCCTGCATTCCGGGCAAAAGACAGTCGCTACTGGGACATTTTTCAATTCCTTGCCGCATGCGATGCAGACTTTGTCGGTTACGGTGACCATTATCTTTTCATCCTCCTTTTATGTATTTATATAGGTGTTTTCCGCTGGTGGGACAGGCAGGATTTGAACCCGCGATGAACCAGTTATGAGCTGGCTGCTTTGAACCTGACTAAGCTACTATCCCAAAAGAAAAGAGCCACAGATTTCTCTACGGCTCTTCGTGCAGGCTGATTATTTCGCGCCGTCCTCCGGTTTGCAAGGATGAACATCCAGACACATCTTTCCATGCGCATCCGTCCGAACGGAAAATTCTTCCGGGTCATGGAACAGCTTCTCATACTTCTCAAGAAGCTCCGGGCTCAGTGATCCGAAATCGTCTTCCGTAAGCCCAACGATCAGGAATGTCCCTACAACGATGTCGTAAGGCACACCAATCTCAGTTGCGAGAACCCGGTTATAATGCTCCACGGCATCGCTATCCAGTTTACCTTCTTCATTGCAGATCAGTGCCACGGGATCATCCCACGGATATACCGCCTGAATAGGTCCGCCAACTTCCTTCTGCAAGGAGTCCAGACCGAGCGGAATCCGGACGATTTCAGGATAGCAATGCGCTTTGATACGGAGCACTTTGATTCGTTTCATGACATCAACCTCCAAATCATTCATAAATATCAATCGAGCTGTCCCCTGCTGAGAACGCCATTTGCGACGTGGGCACTCATAGGACTGGTGCATTCAACCAGAGACCAACCCCGGCACTCGAAATATCATAGATCAGTAGCCGAAGCAGCTATACTTACGAGCCTCTTTTGCCCGTGCTTCGACAACGTCATGGGCCACGTAACTCAGGTTGATGGTGTAACTGGGAATGCCATAAGCCTTTGCGACCTGGTTCTCGATCGCACAGCCACGGTATGCCTTCGCTTCATCGTACACGCCGATGAAGTAATCTGCCTCAGACAGCATCTTAATGCTTTCGCCGAGACACCAAAGTGCCTGGTTCATGCCACTCGGAGGATCAGGAATATAGGTCTGGATAACTTCCAGCTCTTCGCCGAAGACAGCCTCGGCAATGTTGTGCATCTGCATCATGGTCCCACGGATCTGGGCTTCGGTACGGTCTTTCATCGGGCAGCTGATAAACAGTTTCTTCATATGCTTCACCTCAGAACGGAATTTCGGTGTGGTCGCTCGGCTCTGCCATGTCTGCTTCAGGAACCGCAAACCGGGCATAGCGCTCTGCATACGGATCAGCATCGGCGTCCTGTTCGACGTACATGACATCTGCATAAAGGCTGTACTCACCCGGGTTGTTGCGCTTCTCGACAAGGTTTGCCTGGAGACAGACGTTCTTGACCCGGATAAAGTCCAGCTGGCTGATCGTATCAATGTTGCAGAGTAACCTCTTGCCGGCGGTGGTCACCCAGTAGACATGCGGGGGCCACTTGGAATCCATATTGATCGTCACCGGCACGAAGCAGGTCGGAACGAACGGCTCATCGTAGGTGCGCTCAGGGTTCGGCTGAGTCTGCTTGACCTTGACGCCCATAGCGGAAAGCTGGTCAGCCAGTTCCTGAGTCGGGATCACCACGTTGACACGCCGAGTGCTGGAGCCAAAGCGGTCACGGCTCGGGTCGCCGGAGAAATTGGTAGTAAAGATAAAGCGGGTATCATCGATGTTGACTTTCTGACGCTTGGTATACATAAATATAAGTCTCCTTTTACTTGTTGATTTCGAGCTCCAGCATGGAAAGCGCGGCCGACACTCGGCCCATCATAGACAGAAAATTCGTAGGATTGCCCTTTGCTGCCGCCTCCAAAGCTGCTTCGTAGCTATTCTTTGCCTGAGCGATGTACTTCTTGAGCGCATCATTCTCGACAGAAGAGCTTTCCGTATAGGGCTTCCCGGGATACTTCTTCCCGCTCTTCTCTACCCAATGCCGAATCTCCTTGTAATAGCTGCCATTGTTGCCGCCGCAACGCTTTGCAACTGCCATGGCCAGCCCCTTCTCCGGGTCGAAAACATCCTTCTCACTGCACTTCACAACGGTCTTGGTACAGTCCGACCAGTAAACGATAGTGGCCGGAGGATTGAAAATGACTCTCTTGATAGCAGCTGCATTCGTAGCAGAAGTGCTCTTCTTACCCGCATTGAGCCCTCCATCTCCATAACGAATACTCAAATTACCGCCCCGATCAGCGATCAGATCGCCCGGGCGAAATGTGAGTTCGTGGCCAGTATGAAGAACCACCCTCGTCAGGCCGTCGAGCCGATTCTTCTCGACGGTGACGGTTGCGATATAGCCAATCAGTTGTCCTTTGGAATCATACAGCTTGTTCGCCATAAAATATCAGTCTCCTTATCTTACATTAAAATTCTGTGCAGCTTCTTCCTGCACATCGTCCCACGGAATATCAGGCTTCTGCCAAGGCGGTTCACCCGAATCGTTGGAAGCGAACTGTTCGAAGTCACCATACTCGGAAATGGCCTCGATAGCTTTCGTTGCCATCTTATCAAAATAAGACCGGTCAATAGCGTCCTCCAGATGCAGGTTATAGACCATCTCGCTTTCCAACCAGCGATAATCTTTCGCACCTGTCACAGAGTCATACTTGGTCTCACCGTTGTCTTTGGCACCGGCTTCTCTCACAAGCAGTGCGCCGCCGCATCCGGGTTTGATAGGGCAGAACTGGCCAACGCGCCCGACAAAAATATAATTGTTCTCTCCTTCGGCCAAGTCCTCGTTTTTGTCGAGGTAGATAGCACCCTTCGACACCGATTTGGTCTCGCAGAGATCATTAAACACAATATCTTCGTGAGAGAAGAGCGTCTTAAACACATACGGAACCTGAAACTGAGTACCGGTGGCCGTCCACTCTCCGCCTTCCTTCTCGTTATCTCCCGGCACGTATCCATACCGAGCCTTGCAGTCAGCGGCGTCCATATACCTTGCAATGTAGACTGCATTGTTCACGAGGCACATCTTCTCGTAGGTAGCCTCATGCTCAAACTGGTAGCCATACTTCTCTGCAAACTTCATGCAGAAGTCGATGATCTCCGGCGTAGCATCGGGGATCTTGATGGAGTCAGTCTTGATATGGGCAACCGTGAAACCGCGCTGCTGTACCTCATCCTGCAAAGTGCGCATAAATAAAGCCCCTCGAAGCGCCACGATGTTGTTGGCGTTCTTGGGGTTGCGGAACGGATTGTCGAAGGTCGCACTGGTCAATCCGTACACCGAGTTGATGGCGATCTTCAGTGCCTGTGCTAAAGCTTTCGCCTGTGCAGGGTCATCCAGATACTTGGCCAGCTTCCCGCCAAAGAGCTTCTTGGCCTTGTCGTACTCCTTATGTTTGACATAGATACGTACATCCATAAGGTCATTGAAGTTTTTGGTGTACTCACCAAAATAGTTCATGGCTACCGCCGAGTGCGGGTGCAGCGATGCCACATCCAGCAGCGCGACATTCCAGTACATGCCGGGTTCGGCATAGACATAGCCGCCCAAACCAAGGTCTGTTCCACGGAACATGTTGTGCATCCGGCCATCGTCGCCTTTGGTCCACTCGTAACCCGGGAAGGCATTGATGATGTTTTTGGACACCAAAATATCAGGCTCGACCTCGGTCAAAGCGTCCTGTTCTCCGGTCGCAAGGTCGGTGTAAACCAGCTTCGGGTGTCTTTCCTTGCCAAAGATGATGCGCGTGGTCAATGTGTTGGTCGTGTCGTTGACCGTCAGTCCGGCAATATCTGCCAGGATCTCCCGGGCTACAAAGTCTGCATGACGTGCGTTGAACACGGCTTCTGTTGCCAGAACGTCATTGTCGCAGTATTCCGCCACCTTGTCCCAAAGGCTTTTCGGCACGGGCTGGTCCCACGGTAATCCGAGCTCCTGATGATGGATGCCCAGTTCGATCTCGAACTTCTTCAGACTCTGCTTTTTGGCAGAGAAGTCGTAAATATCCGTGTAGGACAGATTATACGCCTCACCGAAGAAACCGGTATGTTCGTTGATGATGCGGTTCGACAGTGCATAGAGCTGTTCCGTCGTCCACCCCAGCATACAAGCCCAAAGCATATGATTGTCGTACTTGCGGTTATTGAAACCAATAAGCCGATATTTCGTAAGGGCTTCAATCTCTTCAGGGCTGGGATTTATCATCCTGTGAATTAGGTCATTTTGGGCAAATTTCCAGTTCACAAGAAAGAGGTTCGGGAACACCTCGCAGTCGAAGAAGACGATCGGGGTCTCACTCTCGCTAGCTTTAGAGTCTTTCACCTCCTCTTTCGATTTGAAATGCATTTTCGATACCGCTTTCAAACATGCTTCAGCCTGATTCGTGCTGTTTGCAGCGAAAGCCAGAATCGAATTGCGCATATCATCAACATCATAAGGGATATTCCCCTCATACGCCTCGTCCATAATGTGGGCGATGAAGTCAACACTCGGTTTGGTGTAGGGACTGATCTCTTTGGCCAGTGCTTTCTTAATCAGAATGCGAAGATGTTTTTCATTCTGGATCTGCTTCGTGTTAACCATTTTTTCTCCCTTCAATGGTAAGCCACTACTGATGGAAGCCACGGAAATATCATTGCACTTCGATAACTTTCTTCTGAGAGAAGAATTTCCAGTGAACACCTTTATCTCGATATTTTCATCGTAGACTCTGCTGAGCTTCGATGCGTCCCCGCTGTAAATATAATGCAAATGAATACCAGCACCAGATTTACTGAGTTCCGCATACGTTTTCGGCCACTTCGATGCAGCCTCCAAATTCAATTCGAAGTTTTTCTTGCCATCAGGGCCTTTAATATCAAAGTCGATGACAATATGATTCTCTGGAACTTTCACATAATGGAGCCTCAAAGTGTCCAGCTCTGACAACTTACTTCTAACATCCTCCCATTTTTGCATAGGAGTGCCTTCTTCAGTCGCATACTGTGCCGGACAGTCCTTGCAAATATCATTGAAGAGAGAATGCTGCTCTTTGAACTCAATCCACGAAATATGAGCTTCTTCTGGCGGCCGTTCCTCCTTCGGCTGCTCAAGAAACTCCTTAAACTTATCGACTCTGAATCCGCTGTAGTAACTGCGTACTCTCTCCCCGTTCATATCTTCCGAACGCTCTTTGTAATCCGTAAAGTAGTTCATCAGCTCCTCACGGAAAGCGCGCCGGGAGTACGGATATGATACCTTTGCCTCCTCATTGTAGGTGTTGTACATTGCCCAGGCCCGCTTGAGTGATACTCCATCCGACCTCTTGAACTCATAGTAGGAATCCAGCATGAAGTTGTAGAAATCGTTCGATGCTCCGAGCATCCTTGTCGGAACATACTCGTCGTAGAGGTGCTTGTTTTCCTCGTAGACCTCCTTGCAGTGCCAGGCGATTCCGCCAAGCTCGAAATCAACTTTGGCGACAAGGTCCCGATACTTTTTGGCCGGAATCTTTTCACCGCTCGGTTCGACATCGATAAGTCTACGGATCAGGCCCGACTTGGCATCTGTGATCCGGACAGGCTTGTTTGTGCCAAGGAACATAAAGCACTTGAACTGACTCGCATACTGGCTCCTGAACTTTTCGTTCACCAGCATCGTCTCGTGAGAGACCAGCGAGTTCAGTCTCGTGTTGTCTTCGATCCTCGACAAATCGCCGTCGTGCTGGATTGCAACGAGCGGGTTCGTCTTGAATGCCTCCAAAGCAAAAGCGTTCGAAGATGAACCGAGCACTTTAGAGTCGAAAACCGACCAATATCCTTCGAAAAGTTTCTGCACGATGTTCAGAATAGTGGATTTACCGCTTCCGGGCGGGCCGTAGAGCACGAGGAACTTTTGAATCTTCTTTGAATCGCCATCGACGATCGCGCCAATGGCCCATTCTATCTTCTCACGTTCTCCGGGAGAATATAAAGTACCCATGAGTTCGTCATAGGCACTGATACTTCCTGCTTCCAGCGGATACGGCAGCCGTTTGGATGCATAGCTCTCTTTTTTGACAGGTGTGTTTGCAAATATCAACGTCTCGTCGAGCGTATGATAATTGTCCCGCATCTGCCGTTGGCAGTATTTATGCCAGTTGTCGATCATTCCGGACTCGGCATCCCACATATGAAGCACTCTGGAGCCGCCGTCAAACAGCTCTTTGTGCTCATTTGCATAAATATCAAGCTCCCGGTCGATGAGCTGCAGCGCATCCTGTTCATCTGTGCTCCACAATCCACGTTCTTCCAACCAGATCGCATAGAAATCCGAGCCTCGGATCATAAGGTCTTTCGACCGTTTGATGATGAATTTCGGATATATCTCGATCACACCGCGCTTTTCGGTCCGCGTTGCGATCATAAGGAAATCTATCATAATGACTTGATTTCCTCCTTTCTGCGATGTTTATACGTCTTTTTTCGTGATCGTGGCGCAGCCGTCACAGCAAATATCTTTTTCGGGTTCCGGCTCACCCACACTGTCTTCTGCCCAGAACTGTTCGGCGTTCTTGCGGTTCACCTCATCCAGCACCTGCTGCGTGTTAGCCAGTGCTACCTTGAGCTTACGAGCGTCTTCCTCTGCCTCTTTGCGCTTCTCGTCGCTCTCGCCCAGCATCCTGCAGGCAGTAACGCCAAACCAGAGAAGCCCCGCGATGAGGATATTCTTCCGCAGCAGCTTGCCGCGCTGCTTCCGGATGGTCGTCTCCGCCATCTCAAGAGCCGACTTGGTGGTCGCCAGTTCGTACATGACATTCATAATTTCCATTGTTCATTTTCCTCCAGTAATTCAGATCGGCAAATATCAGTCGACCAATGTGTTCTGTGTTTCGGCACGATGTGACCCGCATCAAAACTCTTTCATCATCGACAAATTGTTCAATAACCCCTTCCATCGTGATACAGATCTTTGATACATAAATATCAGCCTTCATTTTCCGCCAGCCAGCCCATCAGCTGATACCAAATATCAAGGGTACGCATGTCTTCGGTTGGCCTGGAAAGCGTGAAGAGCCCGCCAGCGCCATTCGGCTGATAGTCTCTTCTGCTAAATCGCTCAATGACAGATTCTGCCAGCTCTTCGTTAAAGCGCTGGTCATCCATGGCAGCCAGACCGAGGCTAACGACCATGTTCCAGAACCACTGCCCTGTTCTCTTCCCGGCCGAAGAGTCCTCCATAATATGTTCCTCGATACGGATGGAAAGCCCAACCATCATCTCGAGCATGCTGCACGGGATACCCGTAAAAGCCGAATCGATCCTTGCGTAAGAAATATCATTCTCCGTCGCGAAACGATACCGGAGATTCGTGCCGTCTACTGCTCTGGAAATATCCATCTCACAGGCCGGAACGTAGTTTCTGTTATAAAGAAACATTAGGAGCCGGTGAAATGAGAGGTTCCGGGGCTCCCATTCACCACACACGCTTTTGTAGAGCCAGTCATAATACTGCTCCGCCAGACTCGAAAATATCATTCGTCCTCCTCATTCTGATATACATCGCAGAAGTTTTGCCGGACCTGAAGGATTTCGTAATCCTTCATATATTTGTGGTTCCGGACATGGACCGTGCTCGGCATATACACTCCGAAGTTCTTCAGCGCCTCCGTGCCGATCATATCCGTGACAGAGTCATCGTCAAGGGGAGTGTCCTCGCCGTCGATGACAAGCTTTCCATCGCTGTAGTAAGAGAGGAAACAGGTCTCGTACTCATCATCCCCGCCGAAATCATCCGGCTGGATGATCTCGATTGGCTCGTGGTCTGCGTTCACCTCCGGGTCAGACTCCGTCCGATACTTCCCAGCCAACTGCTCGAAGCTCTTCTGAGTGGCTTTCTCTTCGATCTCCTTTTCCATGTCGGCTTCCCTCTCCTGGAGATGGCGGCGCTCAGTCTCATACCGCTCGTCATAGTAATTCTGATACTTCTTCTGGAACAGTGTATGCATGACGCACACGCCGACGCTGACGCCCGCTCCGAAGAACAAAATATCACGAATCGTTCTGTTCATTGTCTTCTCCTTTTATGCTCATAAAGGTAAACGCCAGTCCTCCAAAGAAAAGGGAGACGCTCATAAGAACGCCTCCCACAACATGCCGCTTACGTTTCGTGTCGGTCAGATAGTCCAGAAACAGGAATACGTTTTCCAAACTGTCCATAACAACGTCCCTTTCATTCCGCGAGAACCGCCAGACCGGAAGCAAAGCACACCCCGGCCATGACTGCGAACACATAAGAGAGTCTCTTTACCATTCTGGTCATAGCTATCCCTCCTAAAATATCAATATCAGATCTTGTCGATGATGACGCCGTCGCAGTTGAAGGTGAGCAGCAGCGCCATATTATAGGCAAAGGGATTCGTGTCAATATTCTGAATATTAGACACTCCCTCTACATAATTATCGATGCCGAACTTGACGCGGTTTTGTTTCGACATATCGTTAGGGTCATAAATCCATCCGATGAGCTGACCCTCAGGCACTTTCATGGTTCCATTGCCACCGTAAGTTCCAATCATGGACAGAACATCATTCAAGAAAAGATGGCCCTGACTCTTGAGGCGTTTATCCGCAGCTTTTTCGACCATAAACAGATAGTTTCTGTTCAGGTCAATATCAGGTTCCCATGTATCAACGGTCGAATCGAATACACAGGTATAAACGCTCTCATGCTTAGACGCAATATCCTTGTATTCCTTGATGACCTCTTCGGTGCCGTCATCCTTTTTTGCAGTGGACTCGACTTCGACTGCCCTGATATTGTGCTCAAGCTCGTGCTGGATACGGTCGCCGAAGCGTTCCGTGACGCGGGACTTATACTCGTTGAAGGTTTTGTCAAGTGCAATATAGGCAGCCGTGAGCGTGGCATTCCGCTTGCTCATAATGTGATGGGAGCTGAACATGCAGCCAAGGGCCAACACACCGAGACTCACAGCGGGAGCATACGCCTTGGCGAGCTTCACGCCGGTCTGGATATAGACGGCCGTAATATCTTTCTTGACGTCCTCTTCGGTATATGCCTCATCCTTATTCAGGATGATCTGACCGTTCTCAATCTGCTCCTTTGCCTTGTGGATCGTCGCGACGTCGGCCTTATGCTCCTCCAGAATATCCTGCGCCTTTATGGTCGCCTTGCAGGCCATGACAGTAGCTGCAACACCGCAGACCGCCGCACCGACGATCATAATGGTCGGACTGGCCTTCTTGAGCCGGTAGCCGTACTTGGACGCCGTGCGAGTCACAGCGTTGATGATCTCATCTTTCTTGATGCTGTTAAGAATCTTCATAAAATATCATTCCTTTCTATCTCAGCGGAGAGGGATCGGACGGGGCAGAACAAGACGGTACCCGCCCGGGATGCCCTTGATGCATGCCCCATCAAGGTTGTACCAGCCGTAATTGTAGTCAGTGGACTCGTTCGAGACACCCATCATGTCCCACAGGTCGCCTACAGACACCTGCTTGTACTTGCGCAGGGCATCGTACATCTCGTTCAAGGTGTCGTCTGCGTCGCAGCGCACTTCGAAATCCAGATTCTGAAGCGTTCTTGCCGGGCGTCCGGATGTTCCAGGGCGGCTGCTCTGCCCGTCTTGATAGTAGCGATCGTAGCTGTTACGCTGCCGGCTGGAGCTGCTGTAATTCGTAGACGAGCTGCGGCTGCGGTCATCGCCCCAGAGAGCGATGTTGATGGCGGAATTAAAGATGCTGCAAAGCCCGTTCTTCAGCATCGGGATTAGATACTCCGCGATGATGCGGTCTTTGACGGTCTTGAGGTCCTCTGCAAGAAAATCATTGGCGATCTTCTGGATGTCGTTCTGCTCCTTGAGCGTGACCTTTCCCCTTACGACCTTGCCGAACTTCTTCTTGGGTTCGCCCTGGGCCGTATTGAAATCATTCTTGGGCATATCCACCTGTGCCATTATGCTTCTCCTTTTCAAAATAAAAAAGTAAGAGCTGCAGATTTCTCTACAGCTCTCGCCTTATCTGACATTAGTTCTCTTCTTCACAAGTTTCCTCGTCAGAAGTCACATCCTTCGACTCCACGTCGATGACCTCGTCCTTCTTCGCCTTCTTGCTGGCCATCTTCTCCTTGATGTGCTTGAAACCCTTCTTTGCAGCAGGGATGCCATACTTCACACCAGCGCCGATGAGCAGCGCAGCACCAACACTGATCTTGACGATCTTGGCAAGATCGAGGTTTGCATTGCTCTCACAGCCGCAGTCCGAAGTATAGTTCTCCGCCTCAACGGGAACCAAGTTCTCAACAGGAGCGTTCTCCATCATAGAAGTCTCGTTCTCCATAGTCACGTTGTTCATTTCGTCCATTTTTGTTACCTCTTTCTTATAAATAAGTTTATAATGTCGGAGTATTACCTCCATAAAGCAAGCTGAATTTTTCGCGCCGGGGTCTGAAAATATCAATACCCCAGCCACTTGGGAGGAGTGCTGTAATCCAGCACAAGACAGGGCGTTCCATCCTCATCCAGTTTCGATGTATAGAAGGTGTTGATTTCCAGAGTCGTTTCCGTGTCCCAGCCCAGAAGGTCGCCGTTCCTGTTGTGGTCTATGCCCAGATAGTCGAACAGGTCGTTTTCGGTGACCCGGAAATCGCTGAGCAGCTGCTTGTTCACGCCGTTGACGGCTTTTTCCAGCATGTTTCTGGACGTGAAAAAGTATGTCCCGGAAAGGCTCTCCCAGCATTTGACCGGTTCGTTATAAAAGTCGTTGCCGACGCCGGGCTTCTGGGGCGTTGCCACAGGAGGATTCTTCGGCTCCGGGCATTTCGCCATATTGTCCAGCGCAACAGCTTCCTTAATCTCCTTCGCCTTCTCCGGCCCGACCGTCTCCACGACCTTGTCCTGAAAGCTCCGCAGAGCCGTCTCCGACATGGTGTAAGCTGCCGCCAGCGCAGCGTTTCTCCGGTCGTTGACGCTGCTCGCTGCGATGATGCAGCCGGTCGAGATGCCCATAGAGATGGCTGTGGGGATGTATACCGGTGCTGCCGTCCTGATGATGGTCTTGGCGTCCAGCTTCTCGACCCCCAGCTCCTGCTTTTTTTCCTCCAGCAGGATCATGGCCTTGGGCGTTGCCGAGATCGCAAAGCCGACCGCCGTAAACGCGCCTGCGATGCCTAAGCCCAGTAAGATCTTCGAGCTGTTCCGGCTGAGGGTCCTCCTCGCCGTTTTGGTCAGTGCTTTCAAGTTCATGTTCGTACCTCCAAAAATATCAATGGGTTTATAAAAAGAAAGAGCCGTAGATTTCTCTACAGCTCCCGCCTTTTTCAGATGTGTCCATCCCGTTTCAAGTTCTGAAACCGAATCCTGCTTCCACGCTGACTTTCCAGTTCTCCGGAGATGGTGTCGTAGATGTATTCGTACAGCCGAATCGGCAGGGTCAGCACATACCGCATCGTGCCATCCAGCACGCGCAGCAGTCTCCTGCCGAAGTCCTTCCATAACTTCATCATAGCATCATCCACCTGAGCGTAATAGTTGCGATTATACATAATTCAAATCTCCTTTATTTGTTTAGTTTGGATCTTCTTCCATAAAGCAGACTGAATTTTTCGCGTCAGTTCGTGCTGTTCTTTTCAGCCAGCTGACGCTGCACTTCTTCCTGCACCATGTCGCGCAGTTCGTCCTCGCTCTTCTGGTCCTCGATCAGGTCATGCCCAAAGCCCAGCAGTGCGCTTCCTGCCAGCAGTGCGATGCTTGCCACTTTCCACCAGTTGATTTTATGCATGATAGGTATCCTCCGTATAATCAAGATAGTTTTCTACCGGGTCAAGCGCCGGTGCCAGATAATAGCACTCCAACCCGTCGTCGGTCATCTGCTTGTCGTACTCAAAATCCATCCAGTAGGCGTCCCAGTCATATACCAACTGGTCAAGACACCACCCCATCTGGTCGCCTTCGGGTGTTATGGTCAGTTCGTCGGCGCAGAGATAATTGCACCACTCGTTTACCGAGATGCAGCCGTTCGTGGCCAGCTCCCGGTTAAAGTAATAAGATGCCTCAATGACCCGGGACATCGTGGCATGAAAATATCTTTTTGAGGCGGGCTCATAGAACAGCCGGATGACATCGCCGTCCTTGTCTCGCTGGACATCTTCGGCTTTCGTCTCCTTTGCAGCCTCCATCCGCAGCTTTTCCTCTTCCTCCGCACCAATGCGCTCTGCCACCTGCCTGCGGTACTGCTGGTAGCTCTTTCCCAGCGCCATGTAAGCCGCGCTCAGGCTTGCGATCTGCTTTTTGTTCAGCGTGTTGGAGCCAAGGATGCAGGCGATGGTGCCGCCGCCAAGGACCGCCGCAGGAATATAAAACTTCCAGCACTCCTGCACGACCTCTTTCTTCGTCATAGGCTCATCCTTGTTCATGACCACGAGCGTGGTCGCCTTCACAGCCGCCTTGTGGGTCTCATAAGCAGTCAGCCCAACACCTACGGATGCCGCCACTGCCAGGATGGTTCCGCCGTGCTTGCGCAGGAATTTCGCGCATGTTTTCGTCAATTTCATTGTTCAACCTCCTGTTCTTCGAGTTTGTCGTACATCTGATCAATCAGTTGAATTGCAAATTTATTGGCCTCTTCCTTTTTATCATCGGGCATATGGGTCACAAGGCACTCACCATACGTCCACATCACGCACTTGCGAATCGTATCCCATCCGGGGTTCTCCGAACACAGTATCGATTGCTTCCCCGTGTAGGAACGCAGACGATCAAAGAAGTGATTTCGAGCCTCTGTGAAATACGTTAATTCCTTAATTTTTGTAAGTCGCCGTTTTTCTTCTCGTTCGGCCACAGTCATTTCTATCAACCTCCATTTTGAAAAATAAAAGAGCCTACGATTTCTCGTAAGCTCTCATAGTCAGTTCTTCAATTTGGCATAACTTGCTATAAAGAAGTCCACGTACTTGGCAAATACGGGTTTGAAAGTATGCCTTGTAATATAAGAAAGTCCGTCTGCACCAATGTAGTTTCCTCTATCATAGAGTCTACTCCATGCCATGCAGTATCCGTTCAGTCCTCCATATACAAACAGCATAAATCCAATTATTCCCATAATACCAATTTTCAATGCTTTCTTCATAATTGTTCAACCTCCAAAATATAATTCTGAGACTAACCATCTCATAAAGCGCACTGAAAATTTCGCGTCACAGCACCCCGGCATTCTTCAAAATGGTGTTGAGCTGAGCCTTCGTTACGTCGGCGTCCAATTCCAGATGGACATGTACCTTCTGTTCCTTGTCCAGCCAGTTTGCCTGAATGTCCTTCAGCTCCACCTCAACGCCAGGCATCTGCTTTTTCAGCGCCTTGTTGATGATCTGTGAGATGATACGGCGCATAAAGCCCGAGCGGATGATCATAATGTCCTCCATTGTTCAACCTCCAAAAATAAAATGAAAAAGATAAGAGGGCGTGTATCTATCAGATATTATCCTCCAGATTGCTCTCTTTCATCTTCTTGAGTGCTCGTTTTTCCTTCCACTTATTCCATGCATACATGCTTCCGTAAATAACGGCAGTACACGTACATGCATAACCCAATGTCTTAAACCAGTCGTTCATAAAGTTCTTAATAGCTTTCATCATAGGTTTTCTCCTTTCAATGTAAGCCCTCTTACCTCCATAAAGCAAACTGAAATTTTCGCGTTGAAACTACTGTGGTACTTACTGATGGTTAATTGCTTTCATAAAGTCCTCTCGTGCTCGAAGCCAATCCGACAAGCATTTCTCGAACGGCTCGTAGGGCTTTTTGCTCTTGCTGTTAAACTTTTCATGCAGAGAGAGCATGGTGTTCCACTTATAATACAACACACGCTCTTTCATAAATTTGACAGCAATTTCCTTCATCTCGTTGTTCGTAAAGTATTTCATAAAGCACCTCCAAAAATATAAAAGAAAGAGCCTATGTTTCCATAAGCTCTCTTTGGATAAAGCCAGCTTCTTGTCGTTTACCGGTCTATCGTAAAATAGCAGTCTTTCGACGGCCGGAAAATCTGTACGAACAGCCACATCACAAGTGCCACAGCGCACCCGATCAGGAATGTCGTTACAATTTGCCCGACCGAAATCGTATAGTTCCAAATTTTCTTACCAATAGATTCGTTCATCATACGTTCTCCTTTGTTTCGGGCTTTATCCCATAATATAAGGAGAATTTTTCGCGTCAGGCGTTCGCAGCGAGATATGCGAGGCAATCTTCTTTTGACAAAAAGCACGTCGGAAATGCACTATGGTCTCTATTGTCTACAGCCCAATAGCAGGATTCCGATTTGAACCAGTATAAGATTGCCGGGCCGTGCTCGGGATCTTTTGCGATTTCTATTGCACTTTCTTCTGCCATTTGCGGAAAAATAGAGTCTTTCAATAACTTTTTTCCGCAGAACGGACAGTATTTAATCTCCACGGTGCAAGCAGGAATACGGCTGGCAGCATAACCCCTAAAATTTTTATCCTTGGTGCCATAGTTGATTTTAGCCCGAATAATAGGAGTCCCCTCTTTCCTCCAGGTTATAAAAAGTGCCATCGCAGCTTTCTGTCCTCCGGGAAGCTCTACGTTGCTGCTTCTGAGCATAGCCCCTGCATCACAATATTTGCACATACAAATCGTCCTTTCTCAAATTAAGCTTCTGTCGAACACGGTCTCCCATCGCTCTTTCTTGAGCGGTTTCATCCGCAGCGCCCACATGATCTGCCGGACAGTAACCGTCGGATACTCGCCATTTTGATTTCTTCTCTTGGCATGGTGGTCAAAATACTCCTTGAATCCTTCATGGAGGTATATCTTATCTGCTAGCCACGGGTCTATCGGCCCCCAATATGTAGTTTTACTTTTTTCATTAAACCGTTGCTGGATGACGCAGAGCCCCTTCCCATGCTCAAAATATAAAGTGCTCACACGATAGACCGGATGGTTGCATCGGTATACACTTCCGTAGTAGTTCGTCCATTCCTTTGGAACATCGTTGTGATACCTCATAAAAAAATAAAGAGAGTCTGCAATTTTCATCACAGACCCTCCTCGGTTCCTCCTTTACTCTTTTTCTATAAAGCCTTTTCTCATCTCACGGACTCCTTCGCCGATTGCTCTCGACAGCTGCGTCACACCGCCAGCCTCGCAGATCGACCAGTATACAGTCAAGCCAACCGTAAACACGCCGCCCACAGCTTTCATGCCGATCTTTGCCCACTCAAGCTTGCGCGATTTCGCCGTTTTCGCCTGATCGAGTTCGATTTCGTGTTCCTTCCGCACGACCTCGTCCTCTTTCAGCTGCTTTTCGGTTTCCTGCGCCTCATCCTTGAGCTGCATGTCGTACAGCTTCAATGCCATGTTTGCTGCTTTGTCGTACTCGTCCGTACCCGGCTTCATGTCTTTGAGACTTTCCAGCGATTTCTTCGCCGCGTCTTTCAGCAATTCTTTGTTTTCGTAGTTTTCCATTTTGATTCTCCTTTACAAAGTAAATTCGGAGTTTTCTCCATTAAGCACCCTGATTTTTTCGCGCGAGATCAAGTTTATTTACCCGCAGAACAACGTACTCCTCGCCCTCGAAATCTGTCACCTCCTCGTCGAGACTCAGCGAGAGATACGGCCAGTCGGGATCGTCCGGTTCACCGATGATAAGCTCCCCTACCGAATGATTGACATCTCCTACGTGACGGCAGAACATCATGCCGAGTGCAAAGCCGATTACCATTGCGAAAATAAGATAGACGAAATAGGTGTCCATACGTTTCTCCTTTATCAAAATATCATTGCGGGCGGTCCAGTGCGTGATGAAAAATAAAGAGCTGTAGATTTCTCTACAGCTCTCGTCGGCTCAGATGTCGTTGCGAATCAGAAATAATTCTCCTCTGTTACAAGCCGCTCGCACCAGGCCACCGGCTCGGATCAGGTTTATCGCGTTCGTGTAAGATGCCTGTGCTGTCGAGGCATTCGCATACTCGCCTGTACCAATGTACATAACTTTCTGGTTGCTCTCGATAAACACACGGATCTTGTCCATTGCGTTCACATAACCTCTGTCGTAAGTAGTCTTTACTCTCTTGTAATGCATCGTAAAATCTCCTTTCGTTCTTCGGAAGACATCTTCTTCCATAAAAGAAGCAGAGTTTTTCGCGTCTAACTTAGAATAGAAAAAAAGGAAAAGAATGGGATTTGGACCCATGACCTCCGCAGTTAAGCGGCGCTCTACCATGCTGAGCTATCTTCTCCATAATATATCATGATTTTTTCGCGCCTGCACAAAAAAAAGAAAGAGCCTCAGATTTCTCCACGGCTCTTTCAATTTAATTATCAGTCACATCATAAGCTTTCTTTGTTATCTGTTCGTCGTAGCATTCTTCAGGAATTTTGACTGCCTCTGCTGCTGCCCTTCGCATTAAGTATTTCATAACAGCATTTTGCACTTCCAAAGCAGCCTCTATCATTGCTTGCCATGCACGATCCATATCATTACTCATGTAAATCACCTCCATAAAGGAGCCTGAAATTTTCGCGTTACCCGCGTTCGATACTCAATACCCAGAAGAACTTCCGATACTGCTCGTAGTAGCTTTCGCGGCAGCAGGGGCAGCCCTGAATGCGCAGAATATCATAAGGTACGCATTCTGTAGCCCCTTTTAGAACGAAGGGCGCTACGGCCGGCTCTACCTCATCGAGACAGTGCTTCACGAGGTCAATACGCTTCGCAAAGAAGGCCCGCGCAATGCCTACCTGCTCCGTCGGATTCGAGACGCGGCTTCCTCTCATCGTGACGGTCCGCAGTTCTTCCGGCCTCGACTTCCATCCATTCAGGATGGCCATTGCTTCTTCCCACTCGGGATATTGGAGGCAGAAGTGCTTGAGCTCGTAGTAGCGATGCTTTGAGATATAGTAGGGATTCCGCTCAGAAAGTTCAACATGTGCCATGCTTACCCCTCCACAAAAATCCAGTTTGCTCATAGAGTGCCTTGGGCGAAATATAAAAGTTGATACGCCCGAGTTTAGCATTCATCTCTTTCACATCGGTCACAAGTTTTCCGTTTCGGGTAGCTTTTCCAATGGGCAGCCACCCCGCAATGATCCCCGCCCTCACCCATGAGGGGTCCCTTCCGTATACCCTGGCAGCGATGGAGACAGGCACTGACCCGGTCGGAAATATCAATTCATTCATACTGTGTTCTCCCTTCAAAAATATCTAAGGACAGCGTATCACGTCCTATTAGCATATTTTAGGGAAAGAACGGGGCAGTGCGTACTGTTTTTATTTTTCTTCACATAGGAGAGTTGACAAATGACATAGAATCGTTTAATCTAGAATAGAATTCAGAGCCAAAAAGGAGGTATTTTTCTTATGTTGACCACCTGTCCAGAGTGTGAATTGCAAATATCAAGCAAAGCGCTCGTCTGTCCACACTGTGGGTTCCCCTTGAAAAAAGATGCGCGGGTCTATCCTAGAAAAGCAAATAAACGCCGTAGACTGCCCAATGGATTTGGACAGATTTCTGAGATAAAGGGGCGTAATCTAAGAAAGCCCTTCAGAGTCCTTGTCACCGTAGACAAGACTTCGGAGGGCCGTCCTATCTGTAAGCCGCTTCAGCCGCAGTCTTATTTTGAAACCTACAATGAAGCCTATCTTGCGCTTGTGGAATACAACAAAAATCCATATAGTCTTGACAGCGACATCACAATGGATAAGCTTTATCAGATGTGGCTTGCCGACT